TTCATATAATCCTAAATTTTTTCTCTCTCTTTTATTTTTTTTAAAATTATAAAACAAATATTGTGCTTGAAATTTTCCAGCATATTTGTTATAATACACGCCAATAGGATATTCACCTCTATTTTTATCACTTTTAATAAATAAAGTATTTATTCTTTCTGGAACAAACATACAATTATCTGATGAATATATCTTATTGCCTTTGTTTAAAATATCCTTATCCAAATGCATTCTTCGTCCTTCAACTTCATAGAAATTATCATCATACCACTTAGCAAAATTTTGGAAATTTAACCATTCCTCAGCAACTTCACAGTCTTCATATGTTGGATATTTTTTATGACATTTTTCATTATAACATCTATCTAACATATGAAGCCAAGTACTATAAGATTTAGTTAATTTTCCATTTTCAATCGCCTTATATTTTCCTTCACTTAAATAGCCTATACCATGATACCTCTTTTCATATGGACATTTAATTTTCCCATTTTTAAATTGACAATATGCCACACCTTTGGCAGTCCAATTATATTTTGGGAAATATACATCCATATCTTTATTCATTCTATATCCAACTATTACCATTTCACTTCCAAAGTTGTTTGTATTTATTTCTCCGGTTCTATCTATTGTTTTTCTACTCATATAACCACTCCTTTATATTATTGAATACTTTATACTTCTAGTACAATTGTTATTTTCAATATATTCTTTTTTTATTAAATGACTCTCTTCTAAGAAGTTAGTTATCTTTGTTATCTTGTTTAAATTTGTGGTGCTACTCGATGCCAACCCGATATTATCACATATGTAGCTTCTAGTAACTATCTTACTTTCATTCTTGCATATCATCTTTAACAACATATAAGTCTTTATAGTTGCAGAATCTTTATTCCTTAAAAGTATTTTAATAATGTTGTCATCTATTAATATATATCCTTTACTGTTTTTATTGCCATAAGAAACAGTATATGTATTTTCTTTTTTTATTTTTTTTATCTTAATTAAATCTTTATGTTTGGCTGACATTTTCATTAAAGATTTATATGTGGTTGTCCACGATTTATGACTTATTCTCTCTATATCTTCCTTTTCATTTCTTATAGTTCTACTATCTATTGATATATTCTTTTTCTTTAAATTATTCGTTCCAAAACAAGACGCTACCATTAAAGCATGATAGTCACAATTTTTATCTTTAAGAAATTCTTTTTCAATTATTACTGGTATTTTTTTCATGATATAATCCCTTTCTTTTAATCTTCTCTTATGTTGACTATTTCAAAACAAAACATAAGATTAGAAACCTCATTATTTAATATTTTAAGAATGTTTCCGTCTGGAATTTTACATTCATAGCTTTGTACTTTGTGTAGCTGATCTCCTTTTTCTGAAATAAGATGATAGTCTATTTTTATTAAAAAAGTATAATCACCCACACAAAGACGAAGCAGTTTTAAAAGTCTTTCATATTGTCTATTTGTTAATACTTCATTGTCTATCTTTAAATAAAGTTTTTTACCTTTTTTTATAACATCATATCCGTTTATATTTCCAAAATTAATTCCGTCAATTATCATACTAAAGCTTTTGCAAGTGTAATATATATTTTCCAAGATACGTATTCCTTTCTTAATATTTATCAAATAAATCTTTTACATCTTCTTTAGACACATTTTCATAAGAAACATATTTAAGTTCTGTATCTTCTGATTTCTCTAATGCTTCAATCAGTCTCTTTATTTTATCCTTATCGTCTATAAATTCAATGCCGTTGCCATTTAAAATATGTAAGCCGTCTAAATTATCTTCTTCATAATCTCCGTTGTCTATGGTTTCTATCTTTAAAACTATGTATTTATCATTGTCATAAAATGCATACAAAGAACTATTCTTTTTAATCATATTGTCTATGTTTGTCTTTAATATGTCATTTTGTTGCAATTCTTTGTATAAATCATCATACCCTTGTATATAAAGTACTTTCATAATTACACCTCATTAGATTGCTCTACTAGCATTACTTTATGTTCCTCACCGTTCCATTTTACTGTCTCTAATTTTTCATACCAAGCATCTGTTATATTTGCTTTTCTTAGCTCTCCACTGCCGTCATCAAATTTAAGATTTTCTAAAAGATAATTCATAAACTCACCTGCTGTTTCATCTGTCTCTGCCTTAAAGAAGTCTGCATATTTTGTTTTATCCTGTTCGCTTGTTACTATAACATAATGATATAAATATTTTTCCATTTAATCCTCCCAGTTAACTTTTATTTTAAACTCATTTGGTTGTAAATTTTCATCTACTCTTACAGGTATACCTTCAAATGTCTTTATATAACCATTTACAACTTTATTATAATCTTCAATATCATCTAAATTTAAATCGTCTGCAAAGAAGTTTTTATTATCTTCTTTACTTATAAATATTTCTATAGAAGTCCCAAGACTACTGTGTGTTTTTAAAATATCCTCAGCGTCTACTAAAGCTCTAAAAATATTAACCATTTTATTCATTCTCTTTTTCTCCTTTTGGTATTACATGATATTCATCAAATAAGAAATCAATTAAACAACCTATATATGTCTCTAAAGGACATATTCTACTACATTTTTTATTTTCACAATATGTGGCAAATCTTTTATTAAACACTTCTTCAGTTGTAAAATTCTTAATCTCTTTAATGTTTATTTTATCCCCATCTTGTTCAAATGTACATAAAACTTTTTCATTCATTTGCATCACCTATCTTAAATAATTATTTATAGACTCACATGAATCGCAAGTCACTGTAGCCGCATATATATCTTTATCAAAAAGTCTTTTTAATACACATTCTAAATCATCTATAAGTAATTTATCAAAATTACTTAATCCTCTAAGTTTTTCTTTAGAATTAATTGAACTAAAAGAAATTGGATCAGGAATATCTAATTTCATTTCTTTAGCTGTATTTTTAATCATTTTTCTTTGTGCTTCGCTACAACAAATTATAGGATATTTAAGTTCAGCAGATTTTTTAATAAGATATATTGTTTTCCCTCTACCTCTATTCATTTGTATTATTTCCATTACATCTACTCCTTTTTATAAATTCTACATCGTAAACTTCCCAACCCAATAACACATCAAGAAAATACATTAATAGGGATTGACTTGGCTCTATATAATGGTCAAATCTATAAGTAACTTTAGTCTTCTCTAACCATATAAGTTTACCATTTACTACTCTAGGTAAAATATTATTACGAGTACGAATTTTGATATCCCCTCTCTGGGGAGTGTTCATTTTAAATTTCATGCATTAATTCCTTTCTTAAATCTTTTATTATTCTACATTCTTTCATAGCTAATGTACTTCTCTTTATTCCTAAAGAATCTGCTAACTGTTGTTGTGTACATCTTTCGTATCCATTTAGTCCATATCTTCTTTCTATAAGAAGTTTATTGTCTTCTGATAGCGTATTTAATATTTTATTAACCAATTCTTTGGTTTCGCTTATTCTTATATTTTTATCAAAATCAACTTCTTCTTTAAGAAAGCCTTCAAAAGAATTGTCGTTTTCTTCGTTCTTTGAAATTTCTGCATTAAAAGAAACCGTTTTTATATTTCTTTTTTCTCTGTTAAAAGCATTAATTAATTCATTTTCTATACTTCTGTAGAAATAAGAGATTGGTTTTTTATCTTTAGAAATCGGAATCTTATTTATCCCTTCCATAAGTCCCAACATTCCTGTCGCCATTAAATCCTCTTTAGAATAGTTGTTTATATAAAAATTACTAGATATACTTGCCACTAGGGGAGTGAAATTGGCAACTATAGTCTCATAATCTTTATTTATTAAACAAGCATCTATTTCTTTCTTGGATAAATATTTTCTCAACGAACCACCTCTCTTTAAAGTTCTTATATTATAATTATAACCATTTTTAGATTTTTTATTCATTTTTTTGTAATATTTAGCTAATAATGTCAAAATTTTTTTAACTCCATTAAACACTATTTATTCAAGCCCAAAGTCAAATAAAGACCCCTGTTTTTGACTTTTCAAAATTCCAAATAAAGACCTCTTAGAAGAGAAAATAAAGAC